ATGGATGACCAAGCCTCAACCACAGCCGACATCCTTGAGCTATTGCAGCTCAACCAGATCGCTATCAGGGCAGCTCTAGAGGAGCTTTCGCTATGGGTTAGCCATCGCGGCTCAATACACGTACATGAGAATATCATGAGTGCTTTAGCAACCCTTGATTTACATGCTGAAGCGATTTCATCCGGGCTTGAACGCCTCCGGGCTTGAGCAATTGCGTACGTATCGACAGACTCTAAGGCGTCGAGGAAGAAATCAGCAGCTGATCAGCGTCGCTGATAAATTTTTCTCTACCTGCAGGGCCAAGCGAAAAGGTACTAACATGCTTGTGTACGCTCAAAGTTGCCTGAGGCCCACCCTTTTATTGCCAATGCTTTTGTATTTGCCTCATATAAATGGCTGCGTGGCGTGCAATGTCTCAGAAGCTCATAGCGTGGCACAGCTACCGCTGGGCTTTTCACTTGCACCTTACATCTATCGATCTCCGTGGCAATCTTTTTTCTGCGTCAAGCACACTGAAGAAGTTTCATCACACTTAGACAACCCTTGGATGAATTTGAATTGACTCCTAAAGATATAGTAAAAGACTGGAATGGTTTTGAAAAATTCGTTGCCCATCTACACGAAGACGGCGAGGTTGAAGTTTCGCACGATCAAACCTTAACGGGACGTTCTGGGGCAACGCGTCAGATTGATGTGGTTGTCGAGCATAAGAAAGGCCCATATACCTACCTGACTCTTATAGAATGCAAATATTGGAAAGAGTCTGTAAAGCGCGAACAAATCGATGTTCTACATGCAAGCATGCTAGACCTCAATGCTTCCAAAGGAGTTTTCTTTACCACAAAGGGATTCCAGCGCGGCGCATTGAAATACGCAGAATCTAAAGGAATTACGCTCTATAAAGTTCGAGAACTTACAAATGAAGAATGGGGGCGCCCTGGAAAAATCATTGACCTTTACCTACATGTTTTGCAGCCAACTCTAAAATCAATGAGCCCAAACATCACTGGAATATCCAACACGAAAATAAATGACGTCATTGAACGAATCGACATTCCTATTTCTCTAGGCACTAGCAAAGGATTGTGCCCCATATTCTCGAAACACAATAACAAATATGAAACTCTGGAAGCGCTACTGGACCATTACATATTTGAGAGCCTGGCATTGACGATGAAAAAACCATTCCTCATCAACGGTGGCGAGGAATGCACTCGCTACTTAGTTGCACCAATAAACCTCGAGTTCGCTGAACCGCTTGTGATAAAGCCATATGACACATACCTGCTTATAGACCAAATAAAGCTCGAGATTGGCATTAAGCTCATGCAGTCAAGAATATACATTGACCGCTCAAGCAAGATGAAGTACGCACTTGCAGTTTACGACTGCATTACCAAACAAACATTTGCAGTTTCTGAAAATGCGGCCAAATCTTATGCAGACTGGAGCTTGTTAACTCCAAATGATGAAATTACCGATACTGAAGCAGTTACTAACGGCAGCATAATCTCGGCAACAGTTAAAGGTTATTTCGACCCTCAAGAAATGTCTGGGCTACTCCCCACAGAGCTGGTGCTATAATCAATAGCGCAGGAGCCTTTGTACAGATCGTCTGGTCGTTTAGTCTAACGAGGGTGTGGAGGCACCTATACAAAGAAGCCGCTTACTCAGGATGATAATTTAAAAAACAATAGACACCAAGTGGCATCAATTGTCCGTTATTTCCAGAGTACGAGGTGATGAATTTCGTTAACGAATTAGCCCGTGGCAGTGCTTATATTTTTCTCCACTACCACAAGCGCATCGCTCATTCCTCCCCTGCTTAGGGTAAAAGCCTGGCAGCTTGGTTATATCGAATACCGTAGGAGTCTGTGCAGGGGTATACACAAGACCTCGTATCACTGACGCGCCTCCTCTCCCGATCATGATTGACTCGCCGTCAAAATCATATATAACATCGCTACCATCAAACTCACCCCCTCCAGTTCGTAGCACTCCACCATTAAATTTAAACTCAATATCTCTGCCCTCAGTACAACTCACCTCTATCCCCTTGTAGTACATTTGTAGACGCTCTATGACAATCTTCTTCGGCGGCTCAACCCTCAGAACTACGTCAAAGATACCCTTCCCGCTTCGGATATTAATACGCTGCCCTACCACCTCCACATCCCAATTAGTACACAATAGTTGAATTTGATTGTCATGCACACTTGCAATAAGATTACCAGACCGATCAAATATTTTTGCATTCACAGAAAATGGCAACCCAGGAGCGACCGGTTTAGACAAGGAAAACATATCCTCCCCACAAATTCTTAATAAAACCTTTGACCGGTATGCTGTAACCCCTCCCATCTCGATAACGGGATGTTCACTTCCAACATCCAAGACACCCCACGAGAAATTATTTTGCTTACATCTGGGATTAGCAGCAGACTTTAAAATAGATTCCGAAGAGAGCATGCCACGTGTTTTTCTATCATGACATCCCCCACACAATAAAACGATATGATTTGGATCATGAGTAACCGCATCACTATATTCTATTCCAATGTGATCGTACTGATAAAAAAAACTACCGCAGACCACACATCCAAATCCGTCGCGTTGTCTCACAGCGCGCTGGACGTCAGCGGGGATATTACGTGACAAGCCATTTTTATTTTTCTTAACGCCTTTCATAATCTTTAGTCCTTCTAACAATCAAAATAAAAAATTAATCCCAAAACACGAAATTGCATTGTAGCAAATCATCTCTCAACGATAGCCCATATCGATTAACCCCGGAAGCATTGAGGCGAAGACACGACTATGGATTACTACTTTTACGAGCACTGGCTATTTCGCGTACGAAACTCTGACAGGCCTGCAGCGCTTTTAATCCGTCGTCGCCGTCGCCGGTGATGCCGACAATTCGTTGAGCATGCGCTGGGTCAAGTTCGGTTCGCGTGGCTCCATGAACCACGCCGCCGGCGCCGGCGGCGGCTCGCAGCCCACCGTCGCCACCTGCGGGGGCACGGGCGCCGGCGTTGAGTAGGACTGACAGCCGCAGGTCAGCAGTAGCAAGCCTGTCACGCAGGCGATCGCGCTCGCTTTGAGCATGGGTAAGTTCCTTGTGGTGAAGTTGATCTTGCGCCTGCAGGCGCTGCTCGAGCGCGCCCCGCTTGGCTTGTTGCTGCTGGACCTGCTCCAGGACCGTCGAGACGGCGCTGGCCTGCCGCTGAGCATATTGCCGTTCCACGTCGGCCAGCTCGCGGTCCTTGCTGGCCAGCTGTCGCCCGTACTCATTGCCCTGCCAGAGCCAGGCGCCCCGGCCACCGACGCACAGGCCCAAAAGCAGCACCAGGATCGCCAAGCGCCAGTTCAGGCCCATCACTGCAGCACCTGTAGCGCGGCCTTGTAGAACGCCTCACGTTCCTCCAGGCCGTTGGTACCGCCATTGATCCGCTTGGTGATGGCCACGAAAGCCCCCTTGTCGGCCAGGCTGTTCAGCCCCTCCTTGTGCCAGAACCAGGCCGCCGAGTTCGCCGCATGCTCTGGCTGCTCGAGCAGTTCGGGGTGGTTGAGCAGATCCAGGCCCAGGGCCTCACCACAGCGCGCGTGGTTGTCGCGCCCAGTAATCTGGATCAGGCCGTGGCCGCGATACTTCTGCCCGTCGCCGTCGGCCTCGGGCGTATTGCCCAGGCGCGCGGCCAGGGGGCCGGTGTCGTACTTGGACAGGTACTTGTCACTGCCCAGCTCGCGCACGTAGCGGAACTGCCCGGACTCGTGCCCGACCTGGGCCAGGAAGGCCGCGCGGCGCAGTTTGGTGACGATGCCCCATTTGCCCATGGCCGCATTGAGCGCAGGAACAAAAACGCCGGCGTTGCGGCCGGCGTTGGGGAAAATCTGCTGCAGCTGTCGAACGGTGATGGTCATCTTGTCTCTCCAGGTAGGGGGCATGGCCCCGCGTTACAGCTGCTCCACACGAAGCGGCTTGTCGGTTTTCTTGGTCTTCTTGCCCTTGGCTTTCGCCTTGCCCTTCTTGCCGCCGTTGCACTCGACGGTCGTGGTCCACCCGGACTGGGTGAATACCTGCTCCACCCCATCCACCAGGTACTCGCCGTCCAAGCCTGGCTTGAAGCCCTGGGCGTTGATCGAGCGTTCGGCGAACAGATCGGTGCGCCCAGGCATTTCCAGGCGGACGCCGGCAGTGCTGCGGTTGAACGCTGCCAAGCGCGCCTTGGCGGCCTGCTGGGCGGCGGTCTTGTTGGGGTAGACGTGCCGGTCGGTATGCACCGGCGGCAGGCTGTCCGGGGCGTCGTCGTTGCCCAGCTCGACCACCTGCAGCTTTCCGGTCTTCGGGTCTTGGTGCTGGGTCTTCACCGCCTTCTGCGTGTTGCGATCGCCAAGGCGAAATTGGTAACGGTTCACGTCGCTCTTGTTGATCGTCACCACCGACATTGCCCTGCCGGTGGTGCTCTGCCCGCCCTGGCGTGGCATGACCAGCAGCTTGCCTTCGGCCACCTTGGCGGTGCAGTCGTACTGCTTGGCCAGGCGGGTGATGAAGTTAAAATCGGACTCGTTGCGCTGGTCGACGCGCTCGACCTTGGTGGCCACCGAACACACCGGCTCCCAGCCGTTGCGCTTGGCGATGTCGCCGACGATCTGCGACAGCGGCACGCCCTCCCAGCTACCGCTGCGCACGGTCTTTCCGCTGCCGCGCATGTCACTGGCCTTGCCGCGCACGACGATGGTGTCAGGCGGGCCGGTCAGCTCGACCTCGTCGACCGTGTAGGCGCCCAGTCGGGTCAGGGCCTGGCCTTCGTAGCCCATCAGGACCGCGACCTGGCTTCCGCGCGAGGGCAGCGCCACGGCCTGATCGCGGTCGTCAATGCGCAGCTCGAACTCGTCCGACTCCATGCCGGGCTTGTCCGAGGTGCGCAGCATCAGCAGCCGATCGTTGATCAGCGCCGTGATGTCGTTGCCGTCAGCGATGATCTGATAGGTAGGTTTCATGTGAGGCTCCAGAAACGGAAAACCCGCACCGGGCGGGGTTCGTGACGCGTAACGCTGCCTTAGCCGAACAGCTGCAGCAGCTCGACGGCAGGTGCCGCCAGGTCAGGTAGGTGGATGAGCAGACCGGCGCGGTACGGCTGCGCCTGCCTGGCCAGGTCCGGGTTAGCCTCCAGCACCGCCTCGACGGTGCCATTGAGGTGTCCGTAATACTGCTGGCAGAGCACGTCCAGCAGATCCCCGTCAGACGTTCTGCAGGTCGTTGCCATAGCTCACAAACTCCAAGGTGAAGCCCTGCTTACGCGGGATGCCGCCGGCGAGCAGATTGCTCTGCTCTTCCTCGACGCTGACCAGGCACCAGTCGCCCAACACCTCGCCATAGCCGGTGACCAGGTTCAGTGGCCGCAGGCCTCGCCCGATCGTGCGCAGGGTGTTGAGTTGTTTCAGCCCGCCCTTGTGGTGAGGGAAGATCGCGCCCTTGAGAGTGATCTTCTCTTCGCCCAGGCCGACCGCCTGCTGGGCCACGCTTCGCCGCAGCCGCTCCTGGCCAGCCCAGCGAAACGATGCCTGCCGACGCAGCTCGTCGAACGCGGCCGTGTCGAGGTTGAAGTAGTACGGCTGCACGTTGGGGTCGTGCGTCTGGATGATCAGCAGGTGCGGATACGGTGCCACGGCCTGGGGCTTCGGGGTTGCCGAGGCTGCCAGGCTGCTGGACGGCACGACGCTGGCCAACGCAGGGCTGGCCTTGCCGGCGAACTGAATCACCTTTGCCGAGACCTTGCTGGCCACCTGCTTGAAGGCTCCCAGCCGTTCCTGCACCTGGGCGACCCCGGACACGACACGGTTGTATGTCGACGCTACCTGGCCGACTCGCGCCTGGGCCATGTTGATGGTGCGCATCATCCGGCCCAGCTTTTCACTGGCACCCGACGGCAGAAACGGGATGTTCTGCAGGTCCGTGGCCGCGCCGGTGATGTTGACCACGGCAGTGTTGAGCGGGGCCAGCATGCCGTCCGCGCTCTTGCGACCGGCCTCCCCTGCCGCCACCAGGCCCGACAGTGACGCCTCCAATTGCTGCATGTACGCCATAGCGGCTCCTTAGACATGGGGTTGATCGAACAGCTGGGTCGAGGCCATGCGTGAGGCTGCTTCGCGGCTCCATGCGTCGAACATTTGCCGCAGCGTCCCCTCCGCTTCCCGCAGCAGCTGCGCCGGGTCTTTCACGTCGCCCTGCACGTCGAGCTTGATGCTCGGCGAGAAAGAAAACGCTTGGTCGACCTTCGGCGCCGGCGTCGGCGTCGCTGCCTTGGCCGGAGCGGCGTCGGGCAGTTTCGCCGGCGGCGCTACGCTCTTGCTCATGTCGCGCACCAGGTCACCCAGCCCGGCAGGCGGCTGTGGCCTGACGGGATCTGCGCCGGGGAACCGCACCGCACTGGCTGCAGGTACCGGCACCACCAAGGGGACTTTGGCCTGTGCCGGTGCCGCCGGCGCAGGCTTGGCCTTGACCGTCTCGCCCAGCTTCGGCGCCGGGTCATACTGCACGCCTGTCGTCGCTTTGGCCTTGGCCTGCGCCGCCTGGGCCTGCTCGGCTTCGTACTTCTCCCGGTAACCCGGAGGCACCAGGTCAGCACCAGGGAAGCGCACTCGACCTGCTGTCAGCGCCGGCACCATGAAGGGATCTTCGCCGCCTGGGCCGTACTGCACGCCCGACGCCGCCTCGGCCTTGGCTTGTGCCGCCTGGGCTTGCTCCGCTTCGTACTTCTCCCGGTAACCCGGAGGCACCAGATCAGCACCTGGGAAGCGCACCCGCCCGGCCGCGAGTGCCGGCACCAGAAACGCGTTTTCAGATTCAGGGTCGCGCGGGTCATACGACACAGCCCGTGCCGGCGGCGTGGGCTGCGGCTTGATCTCCCGATCGGCAGGCGGCGTGACGGGTAACGTTGCTGCAGGCGTGCTGGATGGCTTCGCCTCGGCGTCTTCTGCCTTGGCGTCCTCAGCCTCGGCCTCTTCCGCGTCCTCGCCGAACAGACGCTTGCCCAGCCAGCCGCCGACGGACTCACCGCCAAGCCCACCGAGGAACGCGCCGACCACACCGCCGACCGCCGTACCGATCACCGGTACCACGGACCCGATCGCCGCACCTGCAGCAGCGCCGGCGAGCGTGCCTGCCATGCCTCCAGCGGCGCCGCCGTAGCCTTCGGCCTTCTCGTCCTGGGTCTGGGCATTCATCGCCACGTCCAGGACCGTAGCCCCGCCGTCGATCAGCTTGCCGCCTGGCACGAACTTGCCCAGGCGTGTGACACCGCGCAGCGCGCGGGCGGCCTTGCCCAGCTTCGACATGCCGGTGAGGGCTGACGGTACTGCAGGCGGCAGGGCTGGAATCTGCGGCTTGGGCACAGGCACTTTGGTCGATGGCTTGGCCTTGGCAGCAGACCCACCAGCGCCGCCCTGTCGCGCGGCGCGGCGGCGTTCCCGGCGCCGGCTCCGCCGACTGCCCTTTGGACCGCCTGCGGGGCCGTTATTGGCGACCCGACTGCCAATCCCGCCGATGGCATCGGCGTTGACCACAAACACGCGCTGGGGATCGTTGGCGGCCTCTGCGGCCTCACCCGAGGCGCCCGGTGCGAACACCTTGCCCAGTAGGCCCAGTCCGGTGTCGAGCACCTTGCTGCCGGTCTTGGGCAGGTTGATGGGCGGCCGCGCGGTCCGGTTGCCCCGGCTGGCCATGCCCTCCATGCTGCGGCCGAGTGCGATGTTGAGCACCCCGCGCCCGATCTTCAACGCACTGCGCGCCGTCACGAAGGCCATTACGGCCGCCGTGGCGCCGGCAATGCCCATGACCAGCGGCTGGAAGTCGTCGGCTAGGGCCGTGACCTTGCGCGCGACCAGGGTCAGCCCCTTGGCCGCCAGGTCGGTGGCCGGGCGAATGGCATCGCCAATGCTGCGCATCGAGTCGTCGACCGCCTGGCCCAGTTCGGACCATTGCTGTTTCGAGGTCTCGCGGCGCTCGGCCAGGTTCTTGTCGAGGATGCCCGAGGCCTTGCGCGAGTCGGCCTTGAGTTCTTCGTAGAGTCCGCGGTTCTGCCCGTAGGCAGTGAGCGCGGCCTTGACCTGCTGGTCGGCGAAGATATCGCCGGTGCGCAAGGTGCGCTCCAGCGCCTCGAGCGCGGCCTTGGCCTTCTCCGGGTCGGCCTCCTTGTCGATGTTGGCCTTGGCCTCTTCGATCTTCTTGGCCTTGGCAGGATCGGTCGCCTGGACGTACTTCATGGCCAGGGCCATAGACGACTCGATAACGTTCATGCCCTTCTGCAGGCCGGTGTTCAGCGAGGCCTGATAGTCGATGCCTGCGTCCTTGTACGCCTTGACCACGTCGCCGGCGCCGATCTTCTCCATCCAGTTCTTGAAGTTGTTCGCCGCCTCGTCCGAGCTGCCAGCGGTCTTCATCTGCACCTGCAGCATCGAGCCGAGCGAGGTCACCGCGTCCAGCCCGGTGATGCCGTTCTTCTCCATGCCGGCGAGCAGCTGCGGGAACCACTTGGCCATGGCGTTGGCCTCGAAGCTGCCCGCCTGGCCTTGGTAGGCGATCGCCTCCAGGGCCTGCTGCATGACCTTGGGGTCGCTGATCTTGGCGTTCTGCTCGAGCGCCTGAACCATCGACGCCGTGTCGACGCCCGAGGCACCCTGACCCACGGCGAACTTGGCCGCGACCGGGGCATAGGACATGGCCTTGTCCAGGTCCATGCCGGCACCGACCAGCTGGTTGACCAGGTCGGCCACGTCGTTGCGCGACATGCCGGTGTCCTTGGCTGTGTCGAGCACCGTGCGGCTGAGCTGCTGTTCCTCGGGCTTGTTGGCGATGTCGGCCTTGATCGCGATGTCGCGGATGATGGCCTGATAGTTCGCACTGATCGTCGTCGGTACTGCAGCCAGGCCCGTGGCGACCACGGACCGGCCGATGTTGGACGTGAGCGCGGTCTTGCCTGCCTGCAGCTGCTGGTGGCCCTTGAGCTGCAGGTCGGCCGCTCTCGCCTCGCGGCCCAGCCGCTGGTACTCCCGGCCCAGCCGGCCGACCTCGATCCCCTGCCTGCGCAGCGCATCCAGGTTGCCGTCCAGTTTCTTCTGCAGCTTGTCGGCGTTGGCCGAACCGCTGTCGTGCGCGCGCTTCCACTCCTCGCGCAGCTTGATGGTTTCGCCGATGGTGCTCTTGAGCACCTTGGCTTTGTTGCCCTTGGCCTCGAGCTTCTGGATGCCGTTTTCGACCGTCCTGAACGCGGCGCCGACCGACGAGGCGACCGCGCCGCCGATCACCAGCGATAACGCTACCCTGCCCGCCATGGATACCTCCCCTGCCCGCTCAGTCCGTGAGCCACCAAACCATGTCGGCATACGACATGGTCATGATTTCTTGCGCGGAAAAATGCAGCTCGGACGCCAGGCGCCGGGCCGCATGCTTCAACGTCTGCGGGTTACAGTTCGTCTTCTCGCACCAGAAAGTTGTACCCGGTGGCCAGGCGGTTGTAGTCCTTGTAGGTCAGCCCCTCCAGATCCTTCACCCCCACCTCGGACAGGGAGGCGAACAGGTTCAGCTCGCGCTGTTCATCGTCGTCACCGCCGGTCTGCGTGGAGGCGCGCACGTCGCGTACGGTGGGCGAGCGCATGGTGATGGCCTGCACGTTCACGCCGTTGACCTCGCTCGGCTTGGTCAGGGTGACGGTGACGCTGTCGGCGCTCAGGTTCAGATACTTCGGTACTGGCTTGCTCATGGGGATGGTGTCCTTGGGAAATAGTCGAGAGGCGACCCAGGTGTTATGGGCCGCCAGGTAGTCGGGGGATAGGTAGGTTGAGGGGTAGCGGGTTTACAGGCCGAGGTCGGAACGCTGGCTGGCCAGCTGGTCGGTGCCGTTGATCACGCGCTTCATGCCGATCGGATCAATCTCGTAGATCAGCTCACCGCCGACCTCGAGCTTGTAGTAGGCGACGGCAATGCCATGCTTGACCTCAGCCTTGTCGCCGGCCTTCCAGTCGCCCATGTCCAGTTCCTTGAGCATGCCGCGCAGGGTGACGACGACCGCCTTGGTCGCGCCGCGCTGGCCTTTGAACGAGCCACGGAACGTGCCGTTGAAGGCGTTACCGTCGGCCAGGCCGAAGAACTTCAGCGACTCCTTGCGCACGCCGGTGGTGGTGAAGTTGGCTTCCATCTTCTCCATGCCCATGTCCAGCTCGATGCCCATGTCCATGCCGCCGGCACGGTGCTCCTCGGTCTTGAGGGTGAGCTTGGGCAGGGTCAGGCTGGGCACGTCGCCCTGAAAGCTGACGCCGTCGACGAACATGTTGGTGTTCGCCAGGGTTTCGGGAATCAATGCCATGCGGGGCGCTCCTTAAGCGGCTTTGTCCAGGACTTCGGTGAGCCACTGGTTGGTCACCTCGACTTGGAAAGTGGGGTTCTCGGCAGGCGGTACGTCAGTGAAACGGATGTTCCAGTACACCTTGCCCTGCTCGAGCTGGGTCGCGGTGTTCAGCACCGGATCGGCGTACACCTCGAAGTTGATGATCGCGCCCTGATTCTTGAGGTCGCGCATGAACGCCTGTACGCCCTCGGTCACGTCCTTGACGTAGGTCGCGGTGATGCCTCGGTCGACCGCCCAGCGGTGGCCGTACAGGATCGCGTCCATGACCATGTCCATGGTGCGCACACGGGTGACGAAGGCCCATTTGGGATCGCTCGACAGCGTGCGGTTACCCCACAGGCGGTAGCCGTCCTCGCGGATGATGGTCGTGATATTGGCGTTGTTCAGCAGGTTGGCCCGGCAGGTCTCGTCGCCGTCCAGGAACTCGACCGAACGGGTGGTACCGGTGATGCCGACGAACTCCTTGTTGGACGGCGAGGCCCAGAAGCCGTATTCGGCATCGGTCCAGGCGAACAGGCCAGCGGCGTAGGCAGAACCCGGCGCGTCGACGGTGGCGTTCTTGGTGGTGTCCCAGTACTGCACACCAGGGTCGACCATGAACACACGCTTGGAACCGAAGTTCTTGGCGTAGGCCATGGCTGCCTCGTCCGTGGTGCCCGGCCCGTCGATAATGGCGACCGCACGCAGCTTGCCGGCCAGTGCGTCCATGGCCGTGGCCACCGCCTGGGTCGCGCTGTGCTTGGGCGCGATCAGCAGACGCGGCTGGGCGTTGAAGCGGCTCTTGCCGTCCAGCAGCGCCTGCAGGCCGCTACGCTTGCCGCTGGCCAGCACCCCGCCAATGATGGCCGAGGTCTGCGCGGCCGCATCGGCGCCCTTGGCCACGCCACAGGCGACGATCACTGCCTTGGCCCGGACGAAGATCGCCTGACAGGCCTTGGTGATGGCCGCATCGGCGCCCCAGGCGGCGATCGCCTCGCGCTCGTTGGTGATCAGCTGTAGATCGCCGGCGGCGGCCGTTGGCGTGCCGGAGGCGCCAGGGCCTGGGGTGAAGGTGTCGACCAGGCCGATGATCGAGGAAGACGGCAGCGCTACGCTGCGCGCCCCGGTGTCCACGTTCGAGACCGTGACGCCGTGAAAGAATCCAGCCATTGAAAAACTCCAGAAAGCACACGGCCGCGACAGTGCGCGGCCGGGCATAAAAAAAGCCGCGTAGCGGCCTGGGGGATGGCAAGGTGAGGGGGTGGGTCAGGCGGCGTTACCGATGCCCTGTACGCTCGCGTGAATCGCCTTGATCGCGACATCAGCAATGGACTCGACGGCATCGTGCGTGGCTTCTTTCAGCACATCCTGCTTGCCCTTCAGGCGCAGCGCGCGCAACTCATAGAGAGCTTTCTTCCAGGCAGCGGCCTCGGCCAGAATGCTGTCGGTTGCAGGCTTGGCCTCCAGATTGGCGGCGTCCATCCATGCTTGCACCGTAGGAGGTACGTCGCCGCTGTAGTCGGCTGCAGCAAATGCAGTCGCCTCCTGGGCAGTCAGCTGGTACTCCAACGCGCGCAAGGTGTCACCCAGTACCGCGCGGCGTGCCGTGTCTGCGGCCTGATCGATCTGACGACAGGCCACTTGTGTGGCAGCAGCCAATGGCAGACCAGCGAAGTCGAAGCCGTTGTAGGTCTTGCCATCGAGCTCGATGGAGAGATTGGTCTTCTGCATGGGGAGTCCTTAAAGGGTAGCCAGGTTGGTCAGGAGATTGGACAGCGAGGCCGGATTTGTACCGGCTGGCACGCCGTTGACGTAGCGACCGCCGAAATTGGCCGGGAATGTCGAATTGAAGATTTCAAGCACGACCGCGCTGTTGGAAGCCGCGACGAGCCAACCGGTCCAATCAGCAGCCGCCACGACATCACAGGCGGACAATTTGACCTGCACAAGCGGCGTGCCTGCGCTGGAGTTGGCCATGAACACTGCGTTTTTCAGGCCATAGGGAACGGGCGCCAGGCCCGACGGTGTAGGCAGCTCGAGGGTGATGTCGGTGAACAGCGTCTGTCCCCCGTAGTACATGACGAAACCGCCCAACCAGGTAGAGGCTGCATCGTTGGTCAGATAGTAGGCGCAGCGCAGCTTGCGTTTGACCCCGAAAACATCCGAGCAGATGTGCATGACCCGATTGCTCACCGCAACGTTGGTATCAAGCAGGTAATCGGTCTGTAGATAGCAGACCACCGTGCCACCCGACGGGGTGTTGTACAGTGCCTGCTTGAGGGACTTGAGCGGCGCAGCAGCCGTACCAGGATTTTTGTCGTCGCCGGTGATCGAGTTGATATAGAACGACTTCTCGTTCGAGGGAATCGCTGCGATAGCCGCCGCGACAGCTTTGTTGATTTCGGCATTCTTGCCACTGAACGTAGCGATCAACGCGTTGCTCGCGGTGACCAGGTCTGCGACTTGCGATTCAAGACTCATGGAAAGTCATACTCCTAGGGTTTTCTGAGAGAACATGTTCTGCAGGTTGATCAACGCGGTGGCATTGGCAACGACTGCTGTCAGCAGGCCTTCGCGATCCGACTCCTGCCGGGTTTCGCAGGCCTTCATGCGTTCGGTGAGATTGCCCAGCAACTCACCGGCCACGCGCAGCTGCTTGGCCTGCGTATCGAGCTGGTCCTGTTGCTGGACGCCTCGCATCATTTCGGCGACGAGTGCTGAAGCCTGTGCAGCCAGCGGCCCAGCCAGGGTGAGGTTGAGGCCGGTTGCGGTACTGACGATGGTCACGCTGTCTGCTGGCAGCGCTTCAAGCGACAGGTCGTAGGCCAGCAGAAGGTCGCCGGCGGCCGGTTTGAACGTCAGCGGGTCGCCGGTGCTGGACCACACCGCGAACAGAGTCCCGTCAGCCAGATAGAACCCAACGCTTCGGACCCAAAAGGCCTTGCCGTCATCGGCCAGCGCAGTCAGGTGAATGAGCGAACTGCTTAGTTTCTCGCCGCCGGCGACCGGATACTGGGCAACCAATCCGCGCAAGGTCGTTTGGTCGACGGTGGGGGTAAAGCCCTGATCCCCAAGACCGATGTAGGCGATCTCAGCTTTCAGGCCAGTGCTGGTCGCATTCCAGATGGCTGCCAGGCCAGCTTTAGTGATCAGCGGTTTTAAAGCGGTACTCATAGAGCAGCCTCCATCGAGACGCGCAGGACAGTACGGGCAGCGGCTGCATTAACGGCCGTCAGCACTGTTTGTTGGTGGATCGGTACGCCCTGCGCCTCCACAGACCAGCGGGAAACGCAGCGCGCTTGGGTTGTGTTGACCAGTGCCAGGACTTGCTTGGACTGAGGTACCGGGATCGGCTGGGCCTCGGCAGACCGGCGATGCACCTGCCAAAGCCGAGACAGGTTCACCAGCGCAATGGGCTGCTCGAACAGCGGCAGTGGTATCGGCTGCACCTGTGCCGACTGACGCAGCCAGCACTGCACCCGAGCAGCATTGGCAGCCACCAGGCCGCCGTCGAAGCGCGCACCGAGCCGGAAGGTGTAGTGACTGCGCTCGTTCTTCGCCGCGTTGATCAGGGCACGCAGACGCTCGCCCAACTGCGGCGAAATGATCGAGCCTTCACCACTACGGTTCTCGTTGGCCCAGGCCGTGACCTGGAAGGTGTACGGCACCCCGTTGGGGATCTCCCGCCAGTCCTTGAGATCGGCATTGACGTTCACCGCCCGCAGCACCCGGCGGATGGCTCCGACCGTGCCCTTGGTCTTGTGGATCGGTATCGCCTGGCGGATCAAGGCACGCTGCTGGTCTTCGGTGTTGGCCGCCTCCCAGCCCTCGACCTTCATCGCCCATCCAAGCCAGGGCAGGAAGTGCGGCGGGCAGCGCGCCGAGTCGGCGACCCCACGGATGATGTCGGGGTCGACGTTCTGGTCGCAGGCCACTTCCAGCGCGCGCTCGAGCTGGGTCGCATTGGGCGGTAGCAGGCTCACGTCACCACCTTCGTACCCAGCGCGATGCCGGTGCAGTTGGGGTAGTGACGCTTATCGCTCAGCACGTCGCCCTTGGGCTGGACCAGGTCGACGCGCTCCACCCCGCTGACGTGCAGCGCGGCGTAGATGGCCGACAACGACAGTTCGCCTTCCAGATCCCGCGCCTTGGCAATGGCCGCGTCCAGGCTGGCTCGAGCGGCCTTTTGCACCACGGCAGGCTCCGGGCCGTTGTCCAGCTCGAGCGTGGCCACCACCTTGAAGTCCACCGGCTGACCCAGCTGGGCGCGCGGTCGATCAGTGAGCGGTCGCACCGTCTCCGCCGACAGCGCGGCCTGCACCAGGTCTACCAGCGTCTGCGGCTTCTCCTGGCTGTCCAGCCGTGGCAGCACGGCCAGGGACACGTCGCCTGGCAGCGGGTTGGCCAGGCCTGCGTCGTAGTCGCAGACCAGGACAATGGCCCCGGCCGGCAACTGCGCACGTACCGCCTCGGGCACCGCGACCCCGACAAAGGTCGGCGAGTCCACCGACACGCTGCCTACGCTCGCCGAGGCACTGAGGCCGTGGTACTCGTAGGCGCCGCGACTGCCGGCAACAGACAGGGCCTCAAGCGACAGCCGCGTGCGGTAGCGCAGTGGCTCGTCCTTTTCCATGACGGCCTCGACCGGCGGCACCGCGTCGTGATCGGCCGGTACCAGGGTCAGCCGCGTGACCTCGTAGTCGGCCGCGCGGTTGTCCAGGTCGGCGCCCTTGGCATAGGCCAGCAAGCTCGACTTGGCCGCGTCGTTGGTACGCGCCCGGCCGAGCATCTTCTGGTAGGCCGCGACCTCGAGCAGTTTCACGACCGGATCGGACTCGAGCAGCGCCGTCCACTGATCGCCCATCTGCGCGCGGAAGTTGCCGAGCATGTCCTGATAGAGCGTTTCGTACTCGAGCGTTTCCATCACGTCCGGCGGTGGCAGCAGAGAAAGATCGATCATGCACTGACCTCCACGACAAGGGCGTTGCCCAGGTATTCACCGCTCAGGCGCAGGCCGATCTGTCCGTCGATCACCGAGACCACCTGGACCCGCTCGAGCTTGATGCGCGGTTCCCAGCGGCCCAGCGCGCGGGCAACCTCGGCCTGCACGGCGCTTTTCCATCCGTCGTTGACTGGCATGTCGACGTAGCGGCGCAAGCTGCTGCCGTACTCCGGGCGCATGCGCCGGCTCCCTACGGGGGTCGTCAGGATGTCGCCGATGGATTGCTTGAGGTGGTCTACCCCGGACAGCGACAGCCCCGTGCTACGGTCGACGCCGATCATGTGGTCAGCCCTCGCGCACCAGGTCCGCATGCGCCTGCAAGAAGGCCATGGCCTCGGCGTCGTCCTCGTCAACGCTCACCAGGTGCGCACGCACGGGCAGTTCGCGCATGCTGTCCGGCAGGATCAGAACGCGGGAGGTGAAAACGGTGTCGCGGAACGTCACCTGCGCCGGCGCCGGTGCGGCCTCGGTGGTGGTGTCTGGATCTGCTGCAGTGGTCTTTTTCGTGGCCATGTGTGGCTCCAATGAAAAGGCCCGCACGCGGCGAGCCTTGAAAGGGTTGGTGGGGGTGGTCGTGTTATGTGAGCGCCTGCCGGACCTCAGCCGCCAGGGCCTCGGCGTCAACGCTGCCCTGGACCGCCAGATTCACCGTCACATGACGTGCCGGAGCCTGGATGTAGTGACCACCGCTCAATGCCCGGCACAAGCCGTCGGCAATGACCTCGGGGTCGTTGTCACCGGCCAGCAGCCGGCACCAGAAGCTGCGCATGCGGTGCTGATCAAACTGCCCGGTGATCTGGTGATCGACCATGGTGGCCACTGTCTCGCTGTCGACACCGTTGATGGGTCCGCGTGTCTTGCTGTCAGCCATGCCTGCCTCAATGCTTGTGGTTGGGGGTGTTGCCGGCGGTATCGATGATCCTTGCACCGCCGAAGATGTCGCCCGTTACGCGTAACGCGCCGTCGATCTGGACGTTGCCCTGCAGGGTGATACTCGGTGCCTTGACCGTGACCGCCTGGGCCTCTACCGATGCGGTCGAAGTCTTGGCGGTAATGGCGTCGTCAGTGAGCACCGCCGTGCTGCTGCCGACCTTGATGGTGACCGTGCCGCTGGGCAGCGTGATGGTGTAGCTCTTGGCCTGCCAGTCGTAGACCAGCGAACCACCATCGTCGAATCGCCACACCTCGACGTGGTCGCGGTTGTCCGGCTGCGGGCCGGCGTTGCCGTACAGCCCCGGTACAAAGGTGCCCTGGGCAGGGTCACCGCTCGGGCTGATCAGCGCGCCCTGCTCACCCATGCTTGGCGCTCGCCAATGCCGGGCCTTGCCGGCGGCCAGGGCATGCCACTTCACCCAGGCACTGACCCAGTCGGTACCGTCCGACATGCGTACCTTGCCGGCCACCAGGTCCACAGCGACGATGTATCCCTTGATCACTTGGTCGGACAGCATCCGGTCATGCTGCGCGGTTGCGTAGCTCATGCCAGATTATCCGGCGCCTGATAGTGGCCTTCGTGATCCGGCCCGGACTGGGGATCGAAGGCGAAGACCAGCGACCCCGGCGGTTCGTCTGGCCATGGCCATTCGGTGTCGCCCAGGTAGACCACCTGCCGCCACTGCACAGACCAGCCGACGCATTTCAGCAGCTCCGGGGTGATCTCCGACGGCATGGCCTGCACGTCCTGGGTCTGGTCGACGAAGTCCAGATCCCAATACTGCCCGTCCAGCAACTTGACCAGCTTGCTGGCCAGGATCGCAGCCTGCAGCGGCGCCTGTTCGCGTTCTTCCTCGACCAGAATCAAGGCCTCGAAGGTGGCCACGATGCAGGTGCGGCCGTCGCCGGGGTCTGGCCCAGGGGCCATGCCGGTGATGGCATAGAACAGCGCCGGCAGTTTCATGCCGGCCTCGAGCACCGGATAGGCCGCGATGTTCTGCAGCTGCGGCAGCGCCTGGGTCATGGCCTCGGTCATGGCCGTGTGCAACTGGGTCAGCTCGCTAGGTGATGTCTGCTGTTCGCTCATGCTTCACCGTCAGGATCAGGGTTACCCAGCCAGTACCGTCCGGCTCCGGCCGTACAACGGTGTAGGCCCCGCCGCCGTCCTCGGGAGCCAGCTCGATGGTCAGAGCCGCGCCCTTGGCCAGGCCGGCCGCATTGGCTGCCGGCAGACTGAACTGGGGTTCGCGCGCCGCCTCGGCGTTGATGCTCGGGGCCAGGCGCTTGCTGCCCAGCTGGGGATCGTGGAAGGGGTTTTCGAAGATGCCCAGCACCGAACGGCCATCGGCAAGCGTGGCTCGATCGCCGACACGTCGCAGGATGGGACCGTCCAGGCGCCGGGCCGCGCGCTCTCGAAAGCTCGATGCCGTCGCCATCACTGCACGATCAGCACTTCGGCATAGCCGCCGGCGGAATCGCTCAGCAGCTTGCCGTAGGGCTTGGCCCCTTCCGTACCTGGCGCGACCAGGGCGCCGTCCTTCACGCTGGCCGCGTTGCCGGCCTTGAGGGACGCGTCAGCCGGGACGTTCCAAGCCCCGGTCGTGCGGTAGGTGATGAGCGTGCCCTTGGAGCCGCTTTCCAGCGGCATGACCGCCAAGTCGTTGATGACCTGGGGCACGCCCTTTTCCGACCCGCCAGTCGGCGCCGGCAGGGTGACGGTGTCGCCACTGTTCACATAGTTGGTCGCCATGATTCTCTTTCTCCAGAAACAACAAACCCCGCAGGTGCGGGGTGTTTGGCATCGCGCGCGGCTTACTGGCCGGCGGACTTGTTCAAGCCACGAGCATCGAGCGCGGACACGCCGGCATCGATGCGAACCTTGGAGGCGATACCGTCGCTGGTGAAGCCTTCCTGCTGGTCGAAATACGGCGTCTCGATGCCGTCCAGGTAAGCCACTTCGATGGTGTCAGACCCTTGCTTGGCCGCCAGGTAGTAGGCACTCGACGAATCCGCGTCCAGTCGCGGCTCGGCGATCACCTGGGCGAAGTTGCGAATGGGGTTGTCGATGCCGGCATTGGTGTCGGCACCCGGTACCGAGGCCGAGCGGATCAGCTGGTTGGCCTTGTCTTCCAGGGCCACCGGGCACAACAGGAAGGCCGGACGGATGTTCAACGGACGTGGCTTGGCGTCCTTGGCCACGGTGGCCTGCTGCAGCGCCATAGCGGTCTTGGCCGCGCTCATCGCCTCGATCGACAGCTTGGAAGCGGCGCCGGTGAAGAGGTTCTTGCGCGAGGCATCGAACAGCGGTCGACCGTCCTTCATCTTGCCGTTCTTGGTCAACAGGTCGTAGACCAGGTCGCCGATGGTCGCACGCGCGGCCTCACCCATCAGGCGCGGGATCGCGGTCAGCGCGTCCAGGTCATCGTTGATGATCGCCTGACGGTTGATGGTGAACAGCTCGCCGTAGGTGGCCAGCTGGATAGTCTCCCCGGTGTCGCCCAGGGTGATGTTCTTGTAGTCGGCACCAGGACGCACCTCGCGCAGCGACGAGAACGACCCCAAGCCTACCCGGTTGGCGACCTTGAAGTCGCTCAAGCGGCCTTTCTTGGTCCACAGGTGATACGTCTCTTCGGACTTCTCCCAGCCCGTCAGCAGCGACTTATACGCCGCGTCGAGCAAGATGTTGCCGAAGTCGCTCGAGCCGTGGGTAAAGGCCAGTCCGATCATGTTCATGACGTTGAGCGTCGAGACGCCCACGCCGCGCTCGACCAGCGAGGCACGGGCCAGCTCGCGCAGAGTCATGAAGTTGAACCCGTTGTCGTTCTGCAGCTCGTCCAGGCCGGCCCGTGCGTAGATCGAAGCACGGACCGAGTCGCCCACCAGGTTGCCGTTGGTGAGGTGGCCATGGTGGCGAACGGTACCGGTCGGGGTCGTGCCTTGGCCGATCACCTCGAGCAGCTTGGCGTTGGCCTGCTCGGGCGTGCAGCCGGGGTCATTCAGGCAGGTATCGCGCAGCGTTTCATGCCCGGTGAAGGGGGTGAAGGCCGCCTGAATGGCGGTACGGCGAGCACCGTCAGCTGCCAGGACACGCGCGGCGATCTGCTCGGCGGTTTCAGTAGGGTTGCCAGGCGTCGTTGCTGGCCCGCCTACAGGCGGGGTGACCGAACCGCGTGGGGTGAAGAGGTGCTGTGCAGCTGGGGGCATGTTGGTGTAGTCCTTCAGGCGGTTGGAGTTGATCGTGGCGAAGGCTTCGATCGGGTCAAGCAAGGTGTCGGCAAAGCCCAGGGCGACCGCCTCGGCGCCGGTCATCCAGGTTTCGGCCGTCAGCAACGCCTCGACCTCTTCGACGCTCTTGCCAGTCTTGGCGACGTACACCGCCACCATGCCGGTCTCGAACTTGTCGAGAGTTTCGGCGTACTTGCGCATGGCCTCGGCGTCACCGCCCTGGATGCCCCAGGGCTTGTGAACCATCATCATGGCGTTGGCCGGCATGCGGATCTCGTCGCAGGCCATGGCCACCACGCTGCCCATGCTCGCGGCCAGGCCGACCACGGTGCCGATCACCCGTGCCTTGTGGCTCTTGAGCAGGTTGTACATGGCCATGCCTTCGAAGACGGCACCGCCGGGCGAGTTGATGTGCAGGTTGATCTGCGACACGTCGCCCACGGCGCGCAGGTCGTTGGCGAACTGCTGCGCCGAGATCCCCCAGTCGCCAATGTCACCGAACAGATACACCTCGGCCACGCCGCGCGTGGCAGCAGCCTTGATGGTGTACCAGCTGCTGCCGGGGTTATCCGTCGTCGTCCCGACCGACCCCTGCGGCTCCATCAGCGGCGGGGGCAGGTTCCTTGTTTGCATCTGCATCGGTTTGGTTCTTCCCGTAGATTTGGTGGTAGTAGTCCGAACTCAGGACCAGCTCGGCCTCGCGGTTGGCGGCAATCTCCGCAATCCGCGAGGCCTTGAGTTCGGACGGGTTGCGCTGCCGCGACCGAGCCACCTCGGCCTCGTCGGCAAAGCCTGCCTTGACCAGGATTTCCCAGGCGGTCGCCTCATGCACCGGGTTGATCCAGGGCATGACCGGGCCTTGATAGAAGGCGCCGTAGAGGGTCCGCTGATCCACATCAGGTGGCACCCGCAGCTGCCCGCTCATGACCGCCATGCGCAGCCAGGCTCGGTACACCGGGCGGCACCAGTAGTCGATGAACTCGTGCTGCAGCAGGTCATAGCCCAGCTGGCCCTCGACCAGCTCCTGCCGCTGCGCCGAGTAGGTGCCGTCGTAGCTGCGGGCCACGCTTGAGTAGGTGCTGCGCGCGCCGGCGGCCACGGCCTTGAGCTGGCCATTGCGGAAGCCTTCAAGGAAGGGGTTCGGGCGGTTGCTCTCGATCGTCCCGACTTCCTCGCCGGGCAGCAGATTGTCCATCACCATGCCTGGCCCGAATGGGAAGGTGCGCTGCTGCTGCTGCGCCTGTCCCTGGCCCGGTGGCACATAGTCGTCAGGCGTGCCCTTCTTGATGTACATGGCCAGCGCGGCGCTGATCCGCGCGGCCACACGCTCGCTCTGCTCGTAATCCTTGATATCCGCCAAGCGGATGACCACCGCGTGCAGCAGGGGCTGGCCCCGGTTCTGACCAATGCGTTTGCGGTTGGCAATGTGAATCACCCGATCGGCCGGCACGCGCTTGGTGTTGCTCGCCCACTTCTGGCCAATCATGGCCCCCGGATGGCCGTCGAGCAGGTGGTAAGCCATCACCCGCCGCCAGTTGTCGCGCTCAACGCCCTGGACGATGCCGGCGCTGTAGTCGACGTAGTCAACCGGCAGGTAGTCAGGCTCGAGCAGCTCAATGGCGAAGGGCACACTGTGCAGGTGCGTATAGCCTGGCACCTTGCCCATGAGCATCTGCCCCAAGGCCTCCCCGTCGCGCAACCAGGTGCGGCACACCAGCCGCTCCATTTGCGGCCGGGTCAGCTCGCCAGAGGTCTCAGGGCGCAGCGACCATTCGGCCCACAGCGACTTGATGGCTGCTGCAAAGGTCGTATGCACCGTGCCGTTATAGCGCAGGGGAATCGGCTCGACCGCGATGCCAGGCCCGCCGACCACGCGTTCCTCGAGCCGATCGAACAGGCCCGTGACCAGGTCGTGGTCTTCGTCCAACTTGCGGCACTGCTCACGCAGGGATTTCAGCGAGCCGTGCAGCGAGCTGTCAGCGTCTTTTGCCTGCTTCTTGGGCTTGTGCGTGCGTGAGGGCTTGGCGGCCTCGAAGGCCAGAATCACGTTGCGGGCACGCATGCGCTCGGCGACTACTCGCGGGAAGAACGGCGCCAAGGCGCGGTCGACCAGGTCACCGATCATTCGAACGTCGCCAGGGAGTGCCCTGGACGCCCTCCGCGCGCTGCAGCAGCGGCGCGGCGCTCCCATTCCAAGCGACCGGCACGGATCTGCGGCAGCTCGGCCATCGTCACGCGGCGACCGCCAAACTGCACGTCCTTGCCGCCCTCGAGCAGGTCGACCTCAGCTTGCAGGTAGCGATCTACCATTTCCTGCGGGGTCAAAGCCATCCGCTGTCTCCTGTATCGATCCAGTCGCCAGAGACTGACGGGGGATCTGGTTGGGGGGATGCCGGGAGAGCTGCTGCTGGGGCAGGTTCCGGCTCGCTTTCGGATTCGCTCGGCTGCTCGGCGGCTGTTTCATCAGCCTCCTCGTCAGCCTCGGGGTAGGGTTCCAGCGGCTGCGCTTGAATCTTGTAGGCCTGCACTGCTGGGTTCTGCAGGGCCAGCACCTCAAGGTCCAAGCCGAACTTCTGCTGACTGATCCGCAGAGCGGCGAGGGCATACACAAAGCAGTCGAGTGCTTCGTTGCGCCGCTTCTTGGCGTCCCAGCGCAGCACGCGACGACCGCGCACGATGACCCACACCTTGCTCTCGCTGGTCAGCTGCTTGAGTTCGTCGTCGTCGCAGATCAGATCGTCTGCAGGGAAGTGAACAAGCCCAGGCACCGGGCGATCGCCATCGGGCTGTAGCTTGAGGCGGTTGTAGATGACCTCCTTGGCGTTGTCGGTACCGACCTCGGTCAGGTAGGTCTTGGACTTCTTGTCTTTCTTCTTCGGGAACGAAGCAATGTCTTTGCCGTAGGTACTGGCCCCAAAGATCGGGATGACCCAGTGCAGACCATGCTTGCGGCTCTGCTGCTTGACGGTGTCGGAGTGGTGGCCACCGGAGTCCCAGCACCACCGCATCACGCCCAGGATCGTGCCATCGGCGCGGGTGAACCGTCGGTGCAGCTCCAGCCCCACCTGCCGCAGCAGCTCGATACTGGATGGGTCGCCCGTAAGCACCCGCCGATAGATCAGCCATGACTCTTCGCCGGAGCCAAACGCCCATACCCGCAGCTCGTAGCGATCGTCCTGGGTATCGATCGATCCCATGAGTACCAGGGCACGCGCCGGCACCTGCGCCGGGTAGACCTCGCGCCGCTCACGCAGCTGCTCCCAGCTAACCTTTTCCGTTTCGTCCTCTTCCCACACCTCGCCGAGGGTGGTGTTGACGAAGGTTTTCAGTTTGCCGCGGTCTTTGCCGACCTCGACGCGCTCGGCGGCGATCTCCACCCAGGTGGTGAAGGTCGAGTAGATAGTCCAGATGTGGAACGTGACCGAGCGCGGCGGCGCGATCGGCTTATCGTCAGCGCGAAACCACGACATGCTGTCGCGCGTCCACACGCCGGTCCGATCGCAAATGTAGCGCCCTGTTTTGGCGGCCGCCTCGACCATTTCGTGGTACTCGAACGTGCCGCCCTGGCAGTGCTCGCACAGGTACCAAGCCGCTACCACCTCGCCGTCCTCACCCTTGCGCCACTTCAAGCCATACGGCTCATCAGGCCCGCCCCATTTCAGGGTTTGCTCAGCACCGCAGCATGGGGCCTTGATGTGGAAGCGCATGTACCGCGAAGACTTCTCGGCGGCTCGGCTGACCTGGCAGGCGCCGGCGATACCGGGGGTCGACCCCCTGATCGACTTCTTGTAGGTCGAACCCTCCAGGCGTTTGTCGCCCAGCATCGTCGGTGCGCCTTCACCCTCGATGTCGGGGTCGAACTTCGACAGCTCGTCGTAGACCACCTCGTCGGGGCTTTTCTCGCGGTAGTTTCGGGCAGCTTTGCCACCCAGGCACCACAGCATCTTGCGGTTCTCGAAGCACTTCGAGTCGATGGTGTTATCGCCGTGCTTCTTGCCGTGCCACGGGGCCAGGGCCAGCAGCACCGGCACGTCGCGAATCATCGTGTCGACGTGCCGCTTCATCATGCCTTCCGCGTCCGGGTCGGTCGGGCAGTACATGAGCAGGTTGCGTTTCTTGTGCTGCACCTTGTAGCCGTGGTTCGCCATCAGCATCTTGGTGTAGCCAATCCGCGCTGACTTGATCAGGTTGACGATGCGGATCAGGTCATTGCCCATCGCATTGAGCAGCGCGACCTGGAACGGCGCCGTGGTCCATCGGCCTTCCTGGTAGGACGACTCGGACGACAGGTAAAAATGCTTGTCAGCCCACTCAACGGCCGACAGGGGAGGTTCTTTGTAGAGCGCGGCCAAGCCACGCCTGACCGCTTCACCCAGACTCTTTGTCCAGGGCGGCGACGTACTCATCTAGCAGCTCCGGTATGGTTTCGGCCAGACCGGCCGCTTCGTTACGCGTCACAGCAATCTCCCGCTCGAAGCTCTCCATAAAACGGATCTCGAGGTCGGGGTGTTTGAGCTTCACTTTCTTGGGGATCGTGTCCAGGTAGGAGGCCAGCAGGGCACACAGCCTGGCCAACATGAACGTGGCGAAAGCGACGGGGACCAGCTCCTTCTCCCCTACCCGGTTTTTCCGGGCCTGGGCGTCGGCCTGCTCCTTGGTGAGCCGCCATCGCTCGAAGTCGATCTTGTGTCCGATCAGCGGATCGATGTCGGCAGCACCAGGTTGTTGTTTCCCTGTCTGGTGCTGCAGACGGTTGTCGAGCACCGACCGGGTGTCGTAGAAGGATTCGCGGCCGATCTTCGCGACCGGCTCAACACCCCATTTATCAAAGGCTTGAACGGTGATCCCGAGGCTTTCGGCCATGCTTTTCTTGTTCAGCCAGTACGGCTTGCGTGCGATCGTTGAAATGGCCATAGACGAAACAACAACCAACCTCTGAAATTAGGTCGTACATAGCGAAGAAGCGGGGCCCGAATTACCCCCTACCCCCGGTACCCTCGGGAGGACCCATCGAAAATGGTCAAAAATCGACCAAAATCGACCGAATCGACCCCGTCGCCCTACCCCCTCACTCCTGCAAGCCACGGAACACGCGGTCTCCAGCGTATCGGCCTGAAAACGGTCAGGTTCGAGCGGTCAGGATGGCGTCACGTAGGGCGCGGTCGAGCACTGTCGGGCCGTGAGCCTTGGCGATGTTCGAGGCGATTTTGAAGAACGGGAAGATCACGCGGTACGAAGGCGCGCTGTCGGTGAACAGGAAGACAGGCTTGGCCGCTTCACCGAATGCGGTGTCCTTGCGCTCCCAGATACCCTGCTCATCGTTGACCGTGCCAGTGAAGTAGCGCTTGGCATTGCCCTTGCGTTGGCTGCGCTTGCTGCCGGTGGCATTGGCCTGGAAGCCACTTGCCGACTCAGCTGCACCCAGGCCCGACAGGATGCGAGTCATGGTGCCGCGCGAGACGTTGCCGTACTGGTTGAGCAGGTCGTTGACCGGTACCGCGTACTGCCCGGACTTCATCAGCCCCTTGGCGATCAGCGACTTCTCGAACCGCTTGTGAGGCCGCTGTCCGCCCTGGACGGCCTGCTGCAGGTAGGCATCAGCAGGAATGCCCGAGGTCCAAGCGTCCTTGAAATAGACCCTGGCCGGGCGGCTCTTGGTGGCTGCCTGAACGAATAAGCTGCGCATCGTGGTCGGCGTGGGCCGGTCGATGCGTTGCTTCATTACTTCCAGCATGCCGGCCTTGATTTGCTGGGCCAGCCGGGTCTGGGCAAGGATCTGTGCGAACGGGATCTGCCGCTTCTGGATGTCTGAGATTTCGCGGGCCAGCGGGATGCGGTCGATGTCCAGTTTGAAGTCGATCATGGCTGGCTCCTGGACATGTCAGACGTTAAGAATGGTTGAACTGATCACTGCAGTTCTCGCTGTAGGAAGAGGCAGCCAGAGAGGTGATCGATTCGTAAGAACTCATATGACCCTGCAGCGCAAATGCGACAAAGGCGACGACGACAGCCAAAAGCGGCCGGGTGATCATTGCGAATCCACCTTGCGGCTGGCCCATTGGCGACCCAACTGGCGGACCTGCTCAACGCCAAGCACGCCGACAAAGCCAGCGACTGCATAGGCGTAGCCGCCGGTCATGCCGAACTTTTCCGCGCCGATGCCGACCATGAAAACCAGCACACCACCCAGTGCAGCCTCGAGCAGGCGGCGATCCCAGCGGGGTTCTTTGTCGTCGTAGAGGATTCGTAGGTAACTGAGGATGGTGGCCAGAGCGGCGGGCATGCCGTGGTCACGCAAGGCGGCCGCAAGCATGACCCAGAAGGTCGGATCCTTTTCAGGGGGCATGGTCTGCATCTCGATTCCTCCCGAATCGGGAGTGCAAGGTAAAACGCCCCGGCAAATGCCGAGGCGCAGAAACGAAAAACCCCGACTCATTGGCCGGGGTTTGTCAGTGTCACATTGCGTTGCAAGCTGGACACGCTGCTATAGAAACAGGTCTTTATCCGCGCGGAAAGAACTTTTTAAGCTGCTTCTCTCACCTGCTCCAGTGCGCAATCAATCCAAGCGACTCCGGCCTTGATCAGCTCGCGTGCTTTGGCTTCGCTTATCTTGCTTTCTCGGGCCACACGAAGAGCAGGCCACTTTGCTCCGAAATACAGCCAAAGGAAGTCGCCCATCTGCTGATCACGCTTGGTCAGACGTGCCAAGGCACCATCTACCGCGAGGGCCAGTTCATCGGTAATGACGTACTGCTTCATGCCTCCTTCCGAAAGTACGTGATCACGCATGAGCGCAAACAGAGGCGAGACGTAACGCGGTATCCCCATCCCATCCATACGCCACCACCCCCATTGTTCAAGCATGTACTCGGTATCACCCAGGGGCTTGTCCGTGTAGGTTCGTTTTTTCATGTGCCGCTCAATCCCCAGTGAAGTTGGATCCGCCCGCGCCGCGTCGGTTGGAACCTTGGTAATGCTGCTCCGGCCCTTGCATCACGCTAGGCCTTTTCATCTGTTTTATTTCTTGCTCTGCCGCTTGCAACTTGAAGCTGAGTTGGGTCACCAGGTGCTCCAGTGAAAGCACCAACCTGGAACCTTCAACAACCCAACCTGACCCGTTGCAATCCGTGCATGCCAGCTCAAAAAACACGCCTTCTACCACTGCCCTGCCCTTGCATGTTGGGCACTTGATCAGGTCCAAGCGGGGCTGCTCAAAGCCACGGTTGGTGCTCTTTTTCACGTTGTGCATTCTCCCCTGTAATAAATTCGTCGATGGGGCTGCGCGCCTTGCGTGGCTTGGCTTGCGGCCCGTTGTGAGAAATTGCGGATTGCATGTCTGTCAACTTGTGAATGGCTGCGAAGCCGATCCCGTCAAGCCATTCATGCCACTGCTCTAGGGCGTCCCGGCGCAGGCCATTTGCCTTGGTCTTGATATAGGTATCAGCAACCTTCCCCAGCGAGTGATTCAGCAGCATTTCGCCAATGAAGCCGTCGACACCCATGTCGAGCCATGCCGTGCGGGCGACCTTGCGCAAGTCGTGACTCGACCAAGTCCGGCTGGCCAGGCGGCGAAAAATGGCTGAGGCCTGGCTTTCGCTCAGCGGCTGCCCCTTACGACCAGGGAACAGGTACTGCCCGCTGTACCCGGCCGAGATCTGCGTGGTCCGGTACCGCCGTAGAAGCGCCGACACGCGGGGAGTCAGCGGCAGGCGGTGTTCTGACCGCGTTTTGGTGCGCACGGCGGGAATGACCCACTCCGCATGGCTCAGCGAGAAGTCTGCCCATTGCGCCTGGCGAGACTCGCCTAGGCGAGTGCCGTGGCAGATCATCAACAGCACCAGCATGGCCTCGGCAGGTTTCTGCTCGAATAACGCAGCCAACGCGGGTACTACCTCATGCAGATGGTCTGCGCGCAGCCGGCCATCCTTCGGCAGAATCTTGGTCTTGATGAAGTGGGTGAACCGCATCTCAGCCATTGGGTTCGCGGCAATCAGCCCCAGCTCACGTGCTTTACCGACAGCTAGACTCAGCACGCGAAACATCTGCCGAACGTAGGCCGTCGAGAACCTTGCCTGGGCTGGCCACATCAGCAGTTTGTCGAGCGTAGCCGCAGTTAGGGCAGTGATCGGCAGTTCATCCAGGCGTGGCAATAGCTGCTTGCTGATCACGGTTCTGACCGTGCCCTTCCAAGAGTCGGATAGCGAAGCGTCATTGCCTACTCGATCACTGAACCATCGCAGCAGATCGCCTGCGGTCACCAGGCCTTCCAGAGCTACAGCATCGTCAGGCCGACCCAGCAAACGCTGTCGCAAGGCAGGAAGCTCTGCAAAGATCGCCGTTGCGCCGTATTCGGGAAAGCGGGCAAGCCGGTTCCACTTGCCGCGCACGACGAGAAACCAGGTGCCGGCCTTTCGGCTTTGATCAAAGCGGAACCGCAAACCTGGGTGGCGTGGATCCCGCAGATCTCGCACGCCGTCCACAGTCGATTGTCGCCGAATCTCGGCGTCGGACACCTTTACAACTGCTGTCGCACTCATGCTGAAAACCGATCGCCATGGAAACGCGTAGTTCGATACCTAACGACACTCATTGGCGCTTTTCCCTGTTGCCGTACCGTGAGGCCATACTGGTGACCTTGGCCGGCCGTTCGACTGTGGCCGGTTGCCAGCTGGCTGACAGGTTTTCAAAGCGGTTGTACTGGCCAAGGAAGGCTGCGCGGACGGTACCGGTTTCCACGTCCCGGCCCTTTCCGATGATGATTTCGGCAATGCCCTTGTATTCGGTGTTCTCGTTGTAGACCTCGTCCCGGTACACAAACAGGATCACGTCGGCGTCCTGCTCGATGGCGCCCGACTCACGCAGGTCGGATGGCACCGGGCGCTTGTTGGGGCGCTCCTCGCACTTGCGGGACAACTGGCTCAGCAGCACGACTGGGATGCCCAGCTCGCGCGCCAATAACTTGCAGCCACGGCTAATGCTGCTCACCTCCTCGGTGCGGTTCCCGCCATCGCCTTCCATCAGCTGCAGGTAGTCGACCACCAGCAGGTCCAAGCTATAGCGCAGCTTGTGGCGACGGGCCATGGAGCGGATGCGGCCCACAGTGGCGCCAGCTCGATCGGCGATGAACAGGTTCGCTTGCTGGATCTTGTGAGCAGCTACACCCATTTCAGTCCCGTGAGACTGGCACGCGGCGCCGTTCTTGATCAGGTTGAGCGGGATACGCCCTTCGGACGCCATCGCCCGGTCCAGCAGCTGTCCCTTGCTCATTTCAAGGCTGACCACAAGGGTCGACTTACGCTGGCGCACAGCAGCTTCAATGGCGAACCCCATGGCCAGGGTGGTTTTCCCCATGGCAGGCCGCCCTGCGACGATGATCAGTTGCTCAGGCTGCAGTCCGCCCAGCTTCTCGTCCAAGTCCGCCAGGCCGGTGGACAAGCCGATCAAGGTCTCGCCGCGCGCATGCCGGTCATGGCGCTCTTGCCACACCTCGACCTGTTCAGTCATCAGGTCGCCAGCTTTAACCACTTCATCCTGATCCGCGCCGGTGTCGATCGCCATAGCTGCCGCTTGGACAGCTGCAATCTTGGCTTGGATGTCACCGCCGCCTTGGACGATATCAAGCGTTTGAGCGCTCAGGTCATACAGGGCACGCTCAATGGCGCGCTCTCGAACGATCCGCGCGTAGGCGCCGGCATTGGCAACACTGGGCGTGTTGGCGATCAGCGAGCCGCAATGACCCAGGGCCAGGTCACCCGTGTGCAGCATTCCGACGTGATCAGCCACAGTCAGCAGGTCCACAGGTTTTCCAGCAGCCCGGAGTTCCAGAATACCCCGATACACCTCGGCGTTTTCCACGAAGTAAAACGACTCAGGGGTCAGGTCATCGGACAGCGTATCGATCAGCTCTGGACGCTGCAGCATGGCTCCCAACAGTCCATGTTCGGCGTCTGCGTTGTAGGGTTCACGCATGGTAGTTGCCCTCCACCACTTTCACGAAGTTGGTAGGAGCGATCAGCCAGTCGAATGTGCAACGGAACTGCTTTTCGCGACCTTCGATGCGGCCCATCAGGAAGTCACTCGACTCGACCATGCCGAACAGGTCTCGCCAGAACTCCAGGTCTTGGTGCACAGGGCTATCGGCCCATCGTGCGGCAAGCTTGCTGCGCCGATCCTTGTTGATCAGCACCACGCTTGGCAGTGTCGGCAGCAACTCGTTGAACAAACCAATGATCTTTTCGACCGGCACCTTGGCGCTGTCGCCGATGCCCTTTTCTTCTTCTGACGGTTCCTTGATGGTTCCTTTACGGTTCTGGGGGCAGGAGCTGCCGGGGTGGTCGGCACCTGCTGCCGGGGTGGGGGGCATTTCCTGCCGGGGTGGGGCGGCATCTGCTGCCGGGGGGCAGGAGCTGCCGGGGTCATAGCTGGAAGGGCTAACGGTGTACCAGGTCGAGCGGCCCGAACGCTGGTGTGCGGTCAGGATTTTGGCGTGCTCAAGCCAGCGCAAAGCTGTGCGGACAGCGCGTTCCGACAGGCAGGTGCGCTGAGCGATGCGCGACACCGAAGGCCAACACACGCCGTCGTCGTTCGCGTTGTCAGCAAGCGAGATCAGCACGGCCTTCTGTGCGGGGCTCATGCTCTGGAGTGGCCAGCAAGCTGTCATGATGATCGTACTCATGAAAAAAACCACATCGGGAGCGCCCAGGCAGCGGTGTTGCCTGCGATAAGTGATAAGTGCATAATTGGTCTCGTTACGTTGTTGAAGAAACCGCCCTGCCAGGCGGTTTTTTTGTGCCTGTAATTCAGGTTTTATAGATGTACAGCGCATCTGTGGTAGCTTTTTGCCTCCACACGAAAAGGTCCAAGGAGGCATGAAATGAAGGTAAAAGGGACTATCGCGGCGGCGAACTTGTACATTGGCCGCTATGTCGTGAGATCGCCTGCAGGCTACTTGGTGATGGATCTGATGCAGGGAGAGCTAAGCCTCCGAGACGAAGTGAGTTTCGATCCCCAACATCTCGGTCCGGTCTATTTGATAAACCACACCACCGGAGAACCCGTCGAAGTCTGCGTCGAAGCACTTCTTTCAACCCTACGAGCAGCAGTAGCTCTAGCGGAGAGTAGATAACCCCGTTCTCAAATTGCCCGCCGAACCACAATCGTTTGGCGGCTTTTCCAAGCTTTTCCATCGCCTCTCCTATTGGTTAAATTCGCGGCTGGTTGGGGTACTGGATGAATCACCAGTCACACTAGGAATCTGTCGATACCTGCTTTGGTAGGTCAGAATTCTTTTCTGTCAGGCGACCAGCTCGTCCCACGGGAAGCTCGGGCACAGCGCCTCTTTCTTGAATGCGCCAGCGGTAATCCGCTCGGCGCGCTTGGCGACTACAGGTGACATGCCGTGCTTACCGCGCACCCATCCGGAGACAGTGCTTTGGTCGACGCCCAGCTTTTCAGCGGTTGCCTCTTGCGTTCCGAAGAAGGCGACGAGACTTTTAAAGATGGCATTCATGCTGCCGCTCCGTATGTGAATACCCATACTCTATGGCATGGGCATACCTGTTTGCAAGAATATGGGAGCGCCCTTAATAATCCGCACATGGAATACAAAGACCGCGTCAAGGCAGCTAGAAAACACGCACGGCTCACCCAGGTTGAGCTGGCAAGGCTCGTGGGCATCGATCAAGCGTCGATCTCGGACCTCGAGCGCGGCAGGTCGAGTCGATCGTCCTATAACGCCTCTATCGCAAAGGCCTGCGGTGTGTCCGCGCTTTGGCTAGAAAATGGCAAGGGTGAGATGCTGGAGGCGCGCCATGAGCAGTCGAACGTCGCGCCAGTGGCAAAACCTGAGCAATTCTTTCGCTATCCAATCATCAGTTGGGTTGCAGCTGGTGCCTGGGCCGAAGCGGTCGAGCCTTTCCCACCCGGATTTTCCGACCGGTACGAATTGTCCGAGTACGACGCCAAGGGCACTGCATTCTGGCTGGAGGTAAAGGGCGATTCGATGACGGCGCCAGTGGGCCAGAGCATTACCGAAGGCACGTTGATTCTGGTCGACACCGAGGCCGATGCGCAGCACGGCAAGCTGGTGATCGCCAAGCTGGCGGACAGCAATGAAGCCACCTTCAAGAAGCTCGTTGAAGATGGCGGACGCAGATACCTGAAGCCTTTGAACCCTGCTTACCCTACCGAGATGTGCGCTGGTGATTGCCGGATTGTAGGTGTTGTCGTCAGGGCGCTCATGAAGCTGTAATTTTCCTATGGCATTCCGGCCCGCTTATGCGGGCTTTTTTGCATCCACCATAAAAATATGTGCATTCCCATAGACAAAAATTATGTGTGCCCCTATATTTCCTCTCATCGCGGTCACCGACGGCGAAAGGCAGCGATGGGTCGGCCTCAACGGCCCAGAGGGATGGCAACTGTCCCAGGCGTGCAGCGTAAAGCGCAAAACTAGTTTTCCAGCAGGCAAGTGCCGTGGCTGGATGGAAACATCGATTTCGCTGGCTGGCCTTCCGCCGAGGGCCAGACAGGAAACCAACCAAGGAGTAGGACCATGCTGATACTGACCCGCAAGACAGGCGAGACCATCGTAATCAACGAAAACATCCGGGTGACCGTGTTGGGCGTTAGAGGCAACCAGGTGCGGATCGGCATCGAGGCGCCACATGACGTGTCGGTGCATCGTCATGAGGTCCAAGAGCGGATCAAGGCTGAGGCTGAAACCGCCGCCTGACTGAATAATTACCGCCACGGCAGCCTGCCGTTAACTGCCCGACGTCCTGCACCCCATCGCAGGCCGCATCGGAGTGTGATCTGGAAAGGCGACTCCATACCGGGCACGCCCTGTCACCGTGCTGAGCCCTTGAGGCGGTACCGAATGGGCGTCCTAGCGATGACAAGCGCAGATCACACCCCGATGCGGACGATTCTGTACCGCGCAACACGCTCGCCTTCATCACCCCTCCCCCAACTTCTCGACCGCATTGGCAGGCGCCAGGCCAGCTCGTTGGCTGGGGTTGGTCGCCCGCACCTGGCGTCTGACCAATGCGGTCCACCGAGACAGATTATGGAAACGATCACCTGCGGTAAATGGACTGGCCAACTCGGCGATGCCCTGGCGCCACGTGAGCTTGAAGCTCTGCTGTGGGTCGCCCAGGGCCTCACCACGAAAGAGATCGCCCGCCAGATGGGCACCACCCCCGGTACCGCCGCCAATCGCGTGAAGCTGGCCCTGTTCAAGATGCAGGTCAGCCGGCGCGTCGAGGCCGTCACCAAGGCCATGAGCCGCCAAATCATCAGCCCCCTGTGCATCGCGCTGGCCAGCCTCATCGCGCTGCACGCCGCCATCGACGTGGGTGACCCCATGCGCCGCGACCGTCGCGTGCCAGAGCGCCGCACCGCCCAAGTTCGAATCGTTCGCAAGGCCGAGGCCTTCGAGCTCCACGTCTGACCGAGGATCACATCATGCAAACAGCAACGAGTCGCGCCTTCGCTCAAGGCGTTCCACAGCTCAAGGCGCTGCTGGCCAGCACCAGTCCCGCCCGGCAAGAGGCCCAGGTCCGCGTCAAGGTCACCGCGCCACGCTACCAGGCCATGAGCCGCGGCAAGATCTGGGAAGTAGTCGACCTGCGTACCGACGCCGTCATGGGCATGGCATACCACTACGACGCCGCCATGGTGTTCGTCAACGCGATGGAGGCAGCTGCCCGGTGCAAGCTGGTCGAACGGCAATGAGCGGCGAGAAAACCCCTAAACGGTACAAACAAACTTACATAGTTCATCTGCCGCATCTATAAGCTGCTTACATATGATCTTTTGACACCTTGATTACATCATCCTCAGAACTTAGCCACTGCTTAATTAAGCTATGTATTTGAAACAATGCGGAGATCAAGAAAGAAATAGCCAAGAAAGGAGTAAAGGTTGGAATTATTAGAACAAACTTGTTGTTAGAAAAACCAAGTGTAAGTTGACTAAGCGACGAAATTATTGATAAAAATATAGCGCTCACCAACATCACACTTATGAACCTAAGCGGCTGATACAGATCTTTTTTAGATATATAATCGCCCTCTTTGAGATTCATATGCAACACGTATAACTTAAGATACTCAGGGCTATCAAACATTTTCTCCTTGATGTTTATAACTAAAAAAGTCAGGAGTGATATCAAAAAAGAGGACGCCCCTAAAAAAGCAGCAAAAACGAACCCTTTAATACTGGTCTGATACGTTAAAATCACCGTATCTAGGCAGCCACTTAGCTTGTACGCTAAAAGCAAGGCGGTAGCATATGCCATTATAGCGGCTACGCAGCACGTGGCAAAAATTGTCTTTTGCATTGTACCTTCCCGAGCTTTAAGCTCTCTTCACCAATGAGTTCGACAGTATTTCTTTTTTCGCATTCTTAAATAGATCACTACTCAAAAACTGACTCAAGCTTATGCCATTCAAGGAAGAAATATAATCAGCATATTCCATAGAATATATGCTATTCACAGCATCGGCTATCCCAATGGTCTCCCCCGCTAAGCTGGTCGAGCCAGTTCCCTTTACGCTAACCCCCGTACACCCGTCTTTAATGAGACCTTCCAGATAGTCAGAAATTTCTTTTCTCTTAGAAAGCGACTTAAGAGAAAAATGGCCGACCCGCTGAACAACTCTAAGACTTTTTGCGCTTTTAAATATAGAGTTATTCATTCTTTTACCCGTGGCCGGATTAGTGAAAGTCGCATTTATCTCGTCAACTTCACTTAGCCTAGATACCTTATTGAATATATCTGCAGAATCAACCAGCCGCTGAATACTAAATTTCTCGTCTCTTTTAGAACGCTTATGCCTGTTTCTTAGCACTTGCCTAAACGCCCATCTCAATTTAGATTCAAAGGTATTTAGCCTTACTGAACCTTCATTATTTAAATAGGCCCCCGCGTAATTTTTTTTACTAATAACTAGCACATTGGTCTCAGCAATCTTATTTGTTAGATCGCCGCTTAATTTCCAGGTAAAGTCGGACCCAGTGTCATCGCCTTCACAGAAATTCTTTAAATCCTTTATGGTAAGAACGATAACTATGAAGGAGTCTTGGTCATCAAAAAATTTAAATTTAACTTCTTTATCTATAGACTTGAAATCCGATTCACCAGAGTAATTTTTTACCAAATGATCGAAAAACTCTCTAAGACTCAAGCGCGGACTTATACCAACCAACTTCACCGGAGTAAAATAAACCTTCATGGAAATCCCTTTAAATACACATGATTGATAAGCCGACAAAATTAGTTGTAAGCAAATCTATTTATTCATGACAATAACGAACAGCAATACTATGTCAACGCTAAAATCTAACATCCACCTATGGGAGCTCTATAGCTAGTATAGACTACTCTCCGTGCCTTCAGGCCTTAGCTTACCACTTTCCAATTCTCTGAAGCCATCGCCTGCTACATCAATCGACCGGTCGGTGCCATGGTCATATCGGACCGCTGAGCTCTGGTCGACGAGGGCTGAATACAAACCCCTAGCGCCAGTGAAGAATTGCCTGTCTAGGCCTTCCTTGTTGCCCTCTTCCGGGCTGACAAAAATCGCCTGACCATGCGCGTGCCTGGCAACACTTTGCCACTTTTGGCTGGACAACGAGTCATCGCAGCATTACTTGAGCGAGCCTAGCTTTCAGTCCAGAAGTTTGAAGGAAAATATGCCCCCACCTAAAGTACTTAGCGGATACCTACCAAGACCGGCCTTAGCATGAAGCGTTTCAATAAACTCACGCACAACTTCAAGGCTATCCCTGGCTCTTTCGATATCGCAAAACCTCATCCAGCTAGGAAACTGGTGATCGGTTACGCGATGTGGAGCTTCGTTTCCCTCAAGAGTCTCACTAACGGTAATTGATTCTGTCTTTCCATGCGCTAATGTGTTTCGGAATTCCAGAAGTTCGGCAACACTAGGATACGCATCCACGAGTTTGGTAGTAGGTAGCTGCAAAGCAACGGCTATAGCCTGGTATTTTTCCCAGACGCTCGGTCGTGATCGCTTGAAGACCAAATTCATGTGATGGTCCTCTGGCCCCTCAATCAAGTGGTTCAGATAAGCTTCCACCGTAAACGCTTGAAGAATCAGACAGTTCATCACTTCATAAAGCTGCCCCTCGACTTCCTCCTCTGCCGACTCCAGGGCACGGCAAGCCCCCGAAAATAGGTATGAAAAAGTTTTCGTGGTTTGGGTGCCATTATACTGCCCAGCCATAATCTGCCTCCTTAAATCGCCAAAATGTATCGCACAGGCTTCTCCATGCCCATAGAAAACCGCTCCAACCGCAACAACAGAACTAGAACCTTCACTCTCGACTCACTGATCACTGCGCTCAAGCAAGTCGGAGCACATCACGAAATCAGCGCAGACCTCATTGCAGAGCAGATTTTCGATCAGCCGGCCCAGCAGGGCCAGGGCGAGCCTGCGGGTTACCAGATCCGCAGCAAGACCGATGGATTTGGGTCGCAGTGGACACCGTGGCGGGAGTGCTGTGACACCGAACGGGCCATGCACGATCATGAGGTAGGCCGCTTCAATCAGTTCGGGATCATGCGCGAGATTCGGCCGGTCTTCGCAAGCGCTGCCGGTCCTGCCGAGGTTGAGCGACTGCGCATCGAGAATGTCCGCCTGAATGGCTTGAAGCCTGAAGGACCACCGCGGCCACCAGCTGGATATGGCCTGCCTCGCTACGGTCTCCGCTGGAACGGTCTACAGCAGCCTATCGCAGTACCCATGGATGATGGCTATTGGACGCCTTGGCATCTGGCGGATCGCCTGCGCCAAGAACGCGACAACCTGCTCGAAGCCGGCGCACACCTGCTGTAACCCTTCCCCTAATCTAGCTCGCCGACATGCGCGGGCATGGAGAACTCGTGAACACCCATTTCCTGCTGATGGCCCAGTACGGTGGCCAGGCAATCATCCCGCTCGAGCGCATATGCCTCGACTACTTCAGCCACCTGACCCCCGAGAAGATGAAGGCAAAGGTCGCCCGAGGCGAGATCAACTTGCCCCTCGTCTGTATGGAGGCCAGCCAGAAGTCAGCTCGAGGCGTACACCTGAACGACCTGGCCGCCTACCTCGACGCGCAGCATGCCAAGGCCAAGACCGAGCACGACAAGCTCATGGGTCGCGGTCTTCGACGCGCCTCTTGACCCTCTTCCGGGCCTCGATCACGGGGCCCGCTATCACCCTGTCGATCCATCCCCACCCCGCATACGGATCGCCATTCCCCCGCAGGTGCGTATAGCGCCGCATCGAGTTCCAATCCCGGTGACCGGAAACAGAAGCCACCTTCGGGATATCCCACCCCATTTCGAAAAGCCGGCTCACGCCATCATGGCGTAGGTCGTGAAAATGCAGGTCGTCGATCTCTAGAAAATTGCATGCTCTGGTGAACGAGGCCGATATCGACTTCGAGTTGTACGGAAAAACCTCGCTGGCTACACGCGGCATCGACTGCAGGATGCGCCAGGCTTCGTCCGGCAAATGGCACCACACATCATTCCCGTATTTCTGCCCGGGGTTCTTCATGTCGGTGATGAGGGCTGACCGGTCCTTGTCGTTGAGTGAATCCCAGCGTATGCGTGTGATCTCCTCCTGCCGCCGGGTAGAGAAGAGCGCGAATAGCACCACCCGAAGCATATCGATCTCCTGCTTGCGACGGTCGCGCATCTCGTCAAAGTACGCTAGCAGGCGCTCAAGCTCGTCCAGAGTCGGCCGTCGGTTTCGTTCACGGCTTCTGCTGACCGCGCCCATCTTCCTCAGCACCTTCCGGGCGTCGGGCATAGCGTGCGGGTCAACTTCATAGCCCCAGGCCGGCCGCGCAACGGAGAGGACCGCGCCCAAGTGCGCCAAGTCGTTGCCTACAGTCTGTGCCTGAATGCCGCTGTTCTCCATCCGCCACATGGCGTACTCGACCAGCTTCTGGCTGGTTAGGTCTGTGTCCGCAACCTCGCCCAGCCAAGTTTCCTTGATGGCGTTCAGGGTAGCGCGTTTCGTTTTGCCCAATGGACGCAACTTTTCGTACTGATCCAGGTAACGGTCGACCATGTGCTTGACCGTGATGCCGCCGCGATTCGCTTTGTCGATCGCGCCTGGCTCATGTAGCTCCGCCTCGCGCTTCCTGATCCAGGCCTGCGCTGTAGCCTTGCGATCGAACGTCTGGCTTTCCTGATAGACTGACTGACCCTTCTTCATGATCCGGATCTGCGCGGTGTACGCTGCAGACCCATCCTTGCGCTTCCGAAGCGTAATGGTTCCCAT